ACTCATAGAGGGAAAGCCACTCACGCATGAAGATGCCCACATCAGGCTTCTCTTTAGCCACAAATGAGTTGTTAGCGAGAGCGCGTTGTACATTTTCTTTCCACCAGTCACCAGACTTGGCAACGCGCATACGGTCGTCAGACAAATCAGAAAGGCTAATGAGAGCACTTCTACGAACACCACCAACAACCACGATTTCAGCGATCTTACAAACGATATCATGTGCCTCCAATGTGGTCAAACGACGACCAGCAGCCTTTTTGAATGTTGATACGCAAAACTTAAATAGGTCTTCAAGCGGTGCTGGGCCAGAAGCACGACCACCAAATGTCTTGAGCGGTGCGCCAGCGGGACGAACCTTAGAAAGATCCCAACGAGGAACTTGGCCAGCATAAAGAAGATGAATAAGTTCCTTAAGAGACTTTGCCCAACCAAGCTTTGAGTCTGCCACTACGATATTTGTTTCAGTATCATGAAATGAATCCGATACGATAGGCAGTTGATCAACAAACTTAGACTCAACAGAGAAACCAACACCAGTGCCATTCATAAGAACATAAAGAATTTCATCGAATGAGCGAGGATTATCTACAGCAACATAAGAGCAATTGTAACCAGCAACATTCTCGCGCTTGAGAGCTTCACCAGCAGTCATCAAGCAGCGCATAGATGGCATGATTTCAAGGTTCAATACAGCATCTTCAAGTTGCTTACGTTCTTCTTTGGTAACAGTGTATCCAGTATTTTCCTTGATGTGTTCATCAAAGAAGTTGAAATAACGAGCAACTGTTTCATCCCAGTTTTCACGACGATTTTCATCCCATAACCACTTAGCATAGCGGCTCTTATAAATGAACTCTTGATATAGTGTCGGTAACATATTACTGCCTGACATACGTGTAGTCTCCTAAATTTTTATTGATTGTTTTCTAATACGTTCTTAAGTGAGGGGAATTGTTCAGTAATGATATTCCAACACTGGGTAGCTAATTCTCTATGTTCCTTCTGCGTTCCGTTGGCCATACGAAGTTCACAGTAGTGGATCCATGAACGGAGTGATCCTGACATATACATGCGTGACATAGTGAGACCTTCAGGAAGAACAGAACGAGCAACTTCCTTTGCGATGCCATTTTCTATTGCCCATTCATATGCATTTTGCGCGTCTCGCATTAAATCGTTTTGAACGGTAATCCAATCGAATGCCAGACCCAAATCATTTGTTTCAATACTATTCTGTCTATTCTTTGTATCCTGCAATCGTGCTTCGCGCGGTTCACTCATCTCTTGAACTTCCGCATAACGCTGTGAAAATTCCTGAAACGAGAAAGAACGATGACGAAGGATCTGTCTACCGATATCACGGGTAGTCTGGATCTCCATGATAACATGTGCCATTTCAAATGGCGACCAGTGCTTGTTCTTCACAAGATACTTAAGAAGACGTTCGCTATCTGGATTGTCCTGATTAGCAGGATTAGATACGCGGGCACAGTAAGCAATCAACTGTTCTGCGGTCATGTTAGGAATATCACTTGCTTTTTCAGGCAGATCATTCATATTGGCCATAAAAATAGTCGGCTGTGTCATGCCGATCAACTTCACACTATTCATAATTATACTTCCTGATATGTCTTGATAAAAATTGCTGGCTTGCAAGGATAAAACTCACCTTCAACGCCTTTGATTACCCAATCGCCAGCAGATGCTTCCATGATGCCTTCTTTTGTCTTGATCCAAATTGTAGGTGGTGATGTGCTATAACCAGTATCACTACTGTCCATCCATTCTTCGATATCTAAAACAGATTTTGCATCTGTTAATTGCATTGCTTCAATTGTTACAGGCTTCTTACGAAACTTTCTAACTACACCTTTTTCCATCTCTCAAACTCCAGCTTTGCCCTTAGATCAGCGAACGTGTTAGTATCTATAATACGCTGAATCTCTGAGGCTGTCGTTCCCATCAGGATCCAGTCGTTTATGTCTTTCGCAGCTACACCTTGAGGCCAAATAAAAATATTTTTACCGTGACTAATTGTCTTACTCATTTGCTTTACAATCGCAGCATTTCGTGGCTCATTATCATGAATGAACACGTAATCATGATTACCGAACAAAAGAGTAATATTATACAACGAAGCATCCATTGTTGCAAGTGAATTCTGTAAGAACATAGAATCAATAGGACCTTCGACAACATAGATGCGTTTGGAAATATCTACACGATCCGCTCCAAACAACTTTTTGCCGTCTTCTTCCAATTTGATTGTGATGTATTTGATTTTGCTATTACCGATTGCACGACCTTGAAAACCTAACAGTTTCTTTTCTTTGTCGTAGAACGGGAATACAATACGAGATTCATCATATAAAGATTTATCATAATCTGGCAGAACTTCTTTCACGAATGATTTGAAGTTCTCAGCATAGTATATATCACTCAGTTTTTCACGCGGAATCTTTCGCTCAAGCAAATAACGCTTTGCGATATGTTCGTTCGGTAAGGATGCTATTGTAGGAAGATCGATTGCGGTCTTGAATATGGGCTTCGTCTTCACTAAAGTGAAATCTGGTTTTGGAACGTTTCCCGTCGATTCATTCTTGAATCGTTCCAATTGATACTCACGATATAGTGACGGATCAATCGTCTTTAGAAAGCTACCAATCGATAGACTTGTTCCGCAATTATGACATGTAAAGAATAGATCAGACTTGCGGCGGTAGAAATAGCCGCGCGTCTTCAACTTATTCTTATGGGAATCTCCGCAGATAGGGCAACGGAAGTTCCAGAGAAATTCCGACTTCTGCTTGAAGCGTTCAAGTTTAGTGGAAACGAGAGATATGTATTTCCGATCAATATACAAAGACATAATGCCACCTAATGTTACATAGATGGCATTATATCAGGTGGATTTAAAAAGTCAACGGTTACTTGTCTAACTTGTTATACATTCTGGCTAGACGATCTCTCAATTTGTCCATATCTCTGGTATCAGCTGGACCAGAGGACTTCTTTTCTTTTCTAATATCTATCGTGTCGTTCCATGCTTTGCCGTGCTTTTTACGGATACGATCTTTAAGTTCCTTTCTTTCATCATCCGAAAGACTGGACTTACCGCGGAGTTCGTTAAGAGTTTCTTCAGGTATAATACCTTTAGGTTTGCTAATTTTTCTCTTTAATTTACCTTCACCGGAAGCCGCAACTCCCTGCATGGCCTTTTGTGTATTCTTAGGGATTACACCCTTTTTAGTTAGGTCTTTACGGAAATTTGCTCTTAGTCCGCCTTCTAGAGAGTCGGGTCTTCGTGCGCGTTTGCGCTCTGTTCCAAAAATATTTGAGTCGGCAGACATCTCTGCATGATTAGCAGCTTCATGTCCATGATTCTTTTTGATAACCTTCAATATCTTTTTGGCCTCATCTTCATGATGATCCATACTTTCATCATCTCCAGAATCGCCAGAATCATAAGCGGCGGCTTTATGGCCTGCATAATTTCTAATAAGTTTCTTTAATTCAGGATTTCTTGCTTCATGTAGTCTGTTGTAAAAATTTTCTCTAATGTCCATTTTTGATTTCCCTATAAGTGAGCGTGAGAGCCGCCAATCAAACGAGGTTTAATTCCTCTGCTTCTGACTGTTTCTGACATTGACGGCAAATGTCCTGAACCGATAAAATATACACCCGGTGGCGCCTTATCTAAAAGATAGTTTTCTCTTTCGAGTTGAGCTTGTCTAATCATATTACCTACACCAGTATCTGGGTTCTCATTACCCTTCCAACCATCTTTAGTACCTCTACGAATAAATCTCTGCACATTGCGTTGATCTGCAGGCTTTTGTGACATTCTTTCAAAGTGAGGACCTGCTTGCTTAAAGAACGTGTCAATGTTTTCTGGTGATGCTCTTGATCCGAAAATCTTTTCATGATTTGCGACAACAGAATCTCTTAGTGTCATATTCGGATTAGTCAGATGATTTATAACACCTGCTTCTTGTGGACTTTTAGGCAAATTACCAAATAGATTTGATATGTGATGTGGAGCAAGAAAGCGTCTACCCTTCTTATCGGTATATAAGGCCTTGTCGATCATATCCGTATCAAATGATCCATGAGCTTTAGCTTTTCCAGTAATGTTGCGTGTGACTTTTGCATCACCGCCATCACCTTCATTCCAATGTCCGTATTGTTTAATATGGTGCTTGACCATAGCATGAACTTGCGGTGTCAGTTCTGGTGGTGTACCATGGCTGACCCCAACAAACAACTTGCTGCCATGAATAAGTACACCTCGTGAATTAGGAAGTTCTTTTTCAACTTCTTTATTTTCAACGAGATGTTGTAGAAAAGTTCTCATTTTATTTAAACAAATTGTCAATATTAATTGCGTTCCTAGTAACTAAGAATATCATAACTGCAACTATAGCAGCAACTCCATATTTCCATAATTCAATGCTTGAAAGTCTAGTTCCAATACTTTTATGATCGGTTTTCAATTCAGCATGTAGTGTTTGAATTTCGGTAAGAATGGTCTTTTCTGTTTCTGTTATCTTTTCTGTTAGTTCTCTATTGATCGTAGTAATTCTTGAATGTAAGTCTTTTATTTCTTGATTGTTTTCTATTCTTCTCATTTCCAGCACGCTTTGCAATTCTTTTGTAGCTATTTCTTGTACTTCAAGTCTCTGCTCTTGCAAAGATACCATTCGAGACAGACTTGATGCAATTTCTTGCATCTTATCAAGTGCGGCATCGAACTTCGTAAGAAGTGCCGACATTGTAACCACATCTTTTTTCAATAATTCAATTTCTATTTTATTTTCTATATCATCAGACATTTTACCACTCCTTTTTTATTTATCTCTTCCCATCCCTGCCGGTCTTTTTGGCTTTGATGGAAGTGGTTGTGGTTGTGTAGGCACTTTAGTTTTTACTATGATTTGTGGTTGTGACGAAGAAACGACAGCATTAATTCTGCTCTGTTTTTCCATAACACGACTACCAAACCAGAATGCGATTATGGTTGAGAACAGCGACATTGTATCAACGTCCCATACAGCGTCAAGCATGGTTGGTATATCTTGACCATTCTTGATCATTACGTATGCTGCGGCAGTTTTTACTGCAACGAAAAGAAGAAAGAATGAATAAGTGATGATGGGGCGAATAGAAGCGCGTAGTGCGTTAATAAACTTTCCACCATCAAGAGACTTATCATGATCATAAAGAGATTGTCTCTCGATAGCATTAGCCTTGATAGCCTCAATATCATACTGTACTTCGGCAGTGTACTTCCCTGCCTCAGCGGTAATCTTTGCCATATCAAGTTCATATTTAATCTCCTGCTTACGCTCAAATATTTTCACAACGGAAGGTAAAAGGCTTCCTAAAATACCAAAAAGTGGTGATAGTAAGGATAAAATTGCTAACATTATTTACCTCGTTTAGTCTGTGTGGGCGTCATGGTTGTAGTTGTCTTCTGTACTTCTTCACTACCATCCATCAATTGAACAATCTTCTCTTGACCTCTTGTCCATGCTGCAACACCTATAATTGCTGCCATGGCCAGATGATAGAATCCACCCTCTTTTAGTGTAATAGGATCCCACGGCTCTCTAACAATATACATGAATACCGAAGGAAATATAATGAAGTCGCAAACGCATACAATCAAATACTGCCATGCAATTGCCGGTCTCCAATATGTCTTCAGCCAAGGATCTTCTTTCATCTTAGTCTAGCAAACTGCCAATGCATTCCATCACAACGACGTTCATCTAATGTGTCCTTATCGCCATCCCAATCACCGCCCCATAATGCACCTGTTCTTGACCATGCATCCAGAACTTCTGGGAACTGAGCAAAACGTGGAGTATTATCTGAGAGTGAATTGTTAGCAGGATCGAGGTCGATAGCGCAACCCCATGAGTGCATTGATAGACTGTTACCACCACGCATCAAGCGATAGTTGTAACAGCCAGCAAAGATTGATACGCCCCAGTGATCTAAAGTCTTCTGCTTACCGCCTGCGGCCTTAAGCAAGTTATTGAATGCTTCTTGAAAACCAACTAGACAGTTCTTATTGACTTTGAATTGAGCAACATGCTTACCAGCATATGTGATTCGAAATGGTGGTTTAAATGGAACCAGATATGCTGATTCCCACTTCGCTGATGGTTGTGTTACATTCTTGCCGCGTGGATTACCATAGAAGGAATCACATTCGCGCTGTAATGGCCAGTTTGTCATAGTTTTTTGGCACCTTTCTTATGATATGATGCTACCATTCTCATTCTTCTAATCTTACCGCTACCGGGTGTTTTATCGTCTCTTTTTGCGTGTGTTTCTGAAGTATCTTGGGGATCAACATTTACTGCTTTACCATCAACGTGTCCATGAACAGACACTCCACGCTCTTTTGCTAGTCTCTGCCACATGCTTATAGCGCCTGCAGATTGACTATCACTCTCAACAGCCTTCAAATGCTTTTTTAGGAGATGATGGTAAAAGTGATGCATTTTGATTGGTGAGTTGCCCGTAGATGCTGCACCATAGATTTTTAGAACACCGTTTCTTAGACGACCGTTTACTGAGTGTGTAATTTCTCTCGTTTCAGGATGTTGCAAATGATATGAAGTGATACTACCTTCTACTGTTTTGCGAACATGATGTCCTTTCAATGATCCGAGATAACTCTCTTTACCGTAATTATTCTTTACATCTCTACGAAGAGTTGGAGCATCTTTACCAGCATCACCAAGAGCGGACTTCCACTCTTTTGTATTTCCAACATTGTTTTCTACTGCTTCAAAGAGGGAATCTCCTTCACCAAAACGGACAAACATGCAAGCACCCGTTGTGTCACATTCTACAACAATTGGACCCTTTGTGGAATAGGCAATCTGCCTCACTTCCTCAAACATAGGATCGTCTTTGAGATATTTGCGCCAGTGCTTATGCTTTGATCTGGCTACACGAAGGGAATTGAATGTCTCACGCGCGAGAATAACAGTCTTGTTGCCTGCAAATTTTCCACGTTTACGTACTACTGGAAGCATTTCCATTGCGCCACTTGCTACGCTCGTTGTTGGTGCTTCTTCTTTGATATTCATTTTCTTCTTGACAGCCTCTTGACAACAGTGTATGATGGCTATGCCATCGATGATATGAATAATTTTAAATATCTCTAAGTCGTTTACCTACAAACACATCTATAGAGATATCGCTAGAGTGTATGTTATGTCCATTAATGACAGATACGAATTTAGGCATATAGTTCAAATAAAGTAGAAATGTTTTAAGTATCGTGTAGTCTTCTGGATCAAGTTTGAGAAACAGCATTCTTACCGTTGCTTCAACACCGAATACATTTCCTAAAATGATGATGTGGTTCAGTATCAGTCTTTCTTTTAACTCACCGTTAATTCTGTATCGTTTTACTAGTCTTTTGACATACTTAATTCTGTTTATGTCTTCTTCAAATTCTGACATTAGAACGTTAGGTCTATCATAAGCTTTCATCGCAAAAATCAAGAAATTATCATCATTTAAATCTGTAATCATTATTTCCGATTAAATCTTTCATCTTCGCGCTTCTGCATGTCATCGCGCCATTCTTTATCAGAACCTTCAGGATAGTGCTTATCCATAATTCTATCTCTCGCATACATAAGCTTTTTCATAAGCTCAATGTTTGCTGCATTCTTTTTAGGATCTTTACCTGAATAAGCTTTTTTCTTACGACGATCAATAACTTTTTGCATCACTTTTGGATCGATCTTCATTTCTTCTAATCCGATCTTATCAAGCTTAGAATAGTAGTGATCATCTACTTTTGTGAGATGATCTTTTGCTACTTTAAGAGATTCTTTCTTACTAAGGCCATGTTCTTTATGTTCGTCATTTGCGCCTTTTGCAAGTTCTTCTTTGTCGTAAGCTTCATTGACTTCTTCAACTTCACTGCCGTAATCATCTAGAATTTCTTCAAGATCATCTTGATTTACAATCTCTGCAAAGATTTTGAATAACCCACGATCATCCATTTCCCATTCGAAGTATAACGAAAATGGTGAAGTGTCATTAACGACAGTATCACCATCATTCGTTTGTCCAAATTTATTTCCAAACTGACTGATAGGAATAACTTGATTACCATCAGATCCTCTTAGAAGAGGATTTGGAATATGAATGTGATAGATTGCAAGAACTTTCTGCACTCTACTCCATGCAGTATATGGAGTGATTGAAGCAGACATTGTAGCTTCTGCTAGACCCGCATTAAGTGCTACAAGCACTTGCGGATCCTTAATGTCTACTCTGCCGTCTGCCATAAATTCATGATTTTCTTGAATATCAGTCATGCTCTTGCTTTCCACTATCTATTATGTGCCTGGGAAGTATGTATTGTCTGCTGTATTATCGCCAGTGATAGAACCTGTAGCTACAAGTGTTTCATACTGACGACGGCCTGAACGACCACCAGTTGTTGCTGTAAATGAAGCAACGTTAGTGTTTGATCCTGCTGCTGTTACAGTTGGTACTGATACATAACCAGAACCTGTTGCATTTATCGTTACGGCATTGATTACTCCGTTTGCATTAACTGTAAACGATGCATTCGCACCAGAACCACTACCTCCAGTTAGTGTTAAGAATCCATTTGAATATCCTGTACCACCATCATCGATTGTGATTGTTGCAAGTGGTCCTGTGCCGAGCTTCTGCTCTACCCAACCAGAATGTGCAACTTTATTTCCATCACCTGAAGTATTAGCCGCTTCTGTGACAGAAACGCCGAATACGCTAGATGTGTTTGCATACTTCGGCTTATTATTGCCAGATGCGTTGTCTGTATTACCCCAAAGTGTCATTTAAGTTCTCCTTTTAAACTATTTATTAGTAAGTAAGATTTGTTGTTTCAGGATCAAATACAACGGGTGTTCCCTTCTTGCGCTTGATCTTCTTAGGTTGTTTTGTTTCAGCTTGTGCATCTTCTTCAGCAAGACGGTTTCTCACAACTTTTTGATATCTCTTGAGATCCATTTTTTGTTTCTCATCACCCCTGCGTGAACCTAATTCACCAAGTGTGCTATGATTTGAACTTTTTGCTGCATTTCCAAATGTATGACGCTCTTCCAACTTCTGGTTGATAAAGTTTGTTAGCATCTCACCAAGATTTTTTTGGCGTATAGTTGTGCCTGTTGTTTTACCAAGCTTAACACCAGAAGTCTTTCTTATTTTATTAGCTTCTGGACCAACACCCTCTTTGCCGGAAAGAACTCTACGTTTAGCTTCTCTCTGTGCAAAAGAAGAAATATTAGGTTTTGTTTTAGTCTTACTTGCTACAGGTACCTCTGTCTTAACTTGAGGTTTTTGCACAACTTTATTCGTCTTAGTAGGTTTAATTGGCTTAGCTTTTTGAAGTGGTTCTGTAGGCTCTGCGGCTGCAACAGATGGAGTATTAGACAAAGGAATGGTTGAGTTGCTGACTGCAGGTCTTCTGATTGCCTGAATTCTAGCATTTCGTCTTGCTATGTCTTGATCTGCTGGTTTCTTATCTGTAATATTACCATCCGTCTGAGCCTGAAGTGTAGGACTCTTCTTTGGAATATTCATACCATATGGCTGTTGAGTCGATCCGCCCGGCTTGACGATATCCGGGCGCTGCATACCATATCTACCGCCGGTGTTGCCACCTCGACCAGGAGTTCTGCTTACAGGCGCAGGGGCTCCAGGTCTTCTAATAGCTTGCACTCTAGCTGCATTATCTGCCGCAGTTTTTGCTGTGACTGCTTTGTCCATTATAGGCGTTTGTATATTATTTGTAGGTTTTTGATTGCCTGAAACATTACTCAACGCCGGTTTATTAATTTTTGCCTGTGCTGAATATGAAGATGTATCTGAAACTGCTTGGGATATAGGTTTAGCAACAGTATTCATTCTACCAGTGTCACCTTGAGATCCAGGACCTATACCAGGTTTACTTAAATCAACGACAGGTTTAGATGATCGTTGTGATACTCGACTAAGATTATTGATGGCATTAGAAGGTCCGCCAAATGATGTTGATGTTCCACTAGTACTAGGTAACGATGCTGGTCTTGCACCAATACCTTGTGCTTTGGCATCAACAGGGTTTGGAGAGGGAGCAGCTGGTGCTGCACCCAATCCAGCTGCTTGAGCGCGAAACTTATTTGCCTCATACAATGATCTATATGTTTCCAATAATGTTTTTGCCATTATCTTACTTTCTTATTGTTTTGCCTGTTGTTACACCAAGTGTAGTTGCCGCTTTATCTCTCATTTTTTTACCTTCTGGTCCAACACCATCTTTGCCTGCTAGAACCCTACGTCTGGCTTCTCTAGAACCAGGTGCGTTTCTGTCCGCTTTAGGCTTCAAAGTCATCTTCTTTTTCTTGACTGTACCTGATGGCTTGTC